TTTGAGGTATCACTGAGAAATCGAACTCCTCCCTAAACACCTGCGTCGGATCAACCGCATAGTCTGAATCATCATATCTTTGATGTTGCCACAGCTCATGTATCTCCGGAAAGGCCATAAATTGAGCGGATGTCATTCCGAGCTTCTTTATCCATTTGGTCTGAACCCGGGCCCCTATCATCTCAGACTCCAACATCTTCTTGACATCACTATCATGCAAACCAAAGATCGATTTCAGCTCCGTAAACAGAAGTTTCAATAAATTGTATGATTCCTCATTCGTTCCCATTGAGTCCCAAGCGTGGCCTATCGTAGACAAAAGCACTCGAGAAAGAGTAATAGTGCCGTCGTCGTTATAGGGAATTGACATAAAATGGTGCCATGTCTCTTTCCAAGGCACTATCTCCGGGCAATATTCTGGCATAAAAGATGGGCGCTTTATCAAATATCGTTTCAAAAACACTATTCCCGGATCTACAACGCAATCGTCTACAATAGTTGTTAGTAGAGGTAATTCTACTCGAATAGAACGGATCTCCATATCCCAGTAATCACTACAGTACTTCGCAAAGCCATACTCATTCATGTACTTTGAAAGATGAGGGCCGAATCCTATGACATGATCATCTCCATAGACACAAGCTGAAAATTCATCAAAAACATATGTGTCTATGAGAACGCCTACCGCTGGCCGAGTCACTCGCGTCCAAATTAACCAGTAACATATCAAAAAAAGTACTATCCAGGAATCACCATCACTTGTATTTAAGATCCCTGATGGCATCACTCCCTTCATTACAACCCAGGTATCCCCATCTAGGCGAGTCACTTTAGTTATCAAACAGCGAGTTAAAAATTTCAAGCCTACCATATAGCAACGACGATCTTGAGGAGACATCTGGGAGAAATCTAAATACATCACACTAGAGGTCAAGTGTAACTGCATCAAAATAGCCTTTATAGTCTTATCCATCTTTGAAAAATCGCCGTCCCCATAGAGGCCTCCCTCTATATTCATATGATCATAAAGTTTTTTCGCACCACCCTTAAACCAAGACATTCCTATACGAATCCAATCTCCACGGTGCAATAGCTGGTGGTACAACAGGAAAACTCGCTCTAACACTATCACTGTCGCATGCGGTATAAAAAACTCACGTAACTTTCGATGAATTTTCTCACAAGAGCCTGGGGTTCCATCTGCTCTAAACATCTCATGCTTATCTGCCAGCTTATAGCAACAGTCCACTTGTAACGTCTCTCCTCGACGACCTGCCTCTACAAAGTCTTTTACACGCTTCTCTACGTAACGAGCATTTACGACCTTCGCTCCTGTTGTCGTATACTTTATTGAGTAGTCTTCATAGTGAACAATTTGAGGACGATCAGCTCTTTCTCCTCCACTCGTCATAGAGGCATCATAATAAAGCGACTCCACCGGTTTCCACACTATCTGCTTATGATACCGCTCCCATCCCGTCAGTTGTTGCATAAATCGTATCACATCTGGTACGAGATAGAGGTGCTTCTTACACGCATCACTCATCAAATGGGTTGGCTGATCAAAGGCGGACAGCTGAACGGGCTTTCGCAACGGAAGGTCTTGCATCGAGTAGGATACCATTGGTCCATGAGTACTTTGAAAGAAGGTTCGACAAGCATATGAGTACGCATAGGAGCACAACTCACGCAAACTAGGTATATCCGATGCCATCACAAAAGGCTCCGTATTCAGCTTTAATTGTATTTTCTCTACTGGTGCTTCCTTGTAATAAACCGAGTACTTCTTATTTCCAAACTCCGCCGTCATCAGAATTGGTAATTTTTTTCGCTCATACATCCGGACGCGATAATAGTCTACATTCTGATATGCTCTTATTATTTCATGAGGAGCTTCCGCCAACTCACCAGATTTGGATCTAACGGATCGTGGAAATGGTGGATAAATTCGGCGTTGATTTTGACCTATCAACAATCTCATTACCACACCCACCATCTGTCTATGATCCCAGTAATAGTGCCTTCTCCTTTCTATTACTCTTCGATCTCCCTCCTGTTTTAAGACCAAAATCGCGTTTATCTGGAAAAGCATTATTGCTAATGTTTGTTCCTGAGAAAAGAAGTAACCATTAGGGCCATGTCGCTTAACTATCCCCACGAACTTTCGCTCATCGCTAAATTCCAACATTTTGCTCTTTAAAGTATAACGCAAAGCACTCGATTCTGATGGCGCAACAAGAACGCCTTTATCATTCAGCCATTCCATCTGCACTCGCTTATTGAAACACGGTCGATAGCAGAAATAGCGAGTTATAGGGAACATATTTATTACGAATTGTACTGACTTATACAGCAGTGGGTAGGTAAAACTAAAATATACTGCAGTATTCGGATCCAGGGAACGGGCAATGTGGGCTGCGT